GCTAGGAATACCCCACCGCAATGAACACCCCTTCTGATAAGGCCAGCCCCCTTTTGACTAGGCTTTCACCCCAATCTGTTAACGCGAAGCTGTTAAGTTGTGCTCGACAGCCTCCCTCATAAAGATTAAGACATCTTAATGATGTTATTTTCGACATAAACCCCCCGTTTTTCTGGTTATATGGGGGAGACACAGAGGGGGCAACGAACTCACCCTCCGTAAGAACGGTCTCTCACTCAATAGAGTTCGCTCTGGCCGCTAGGCCAGATTAAGAATGGGGCAACCCAAGGAGTAACAAATGCCAAAGGGCAAGATTTCCACGGGGAAGAAGTCCCCAGCAAAGCCAGGTCTCGGCTCGATCTACAAGGGAACGGACAAGACGACCAATAAGAGGGACCGAATTCGAACAACTGACAATGACGTTGTTTATGCTGATGGATCAACAAGAAAGAACGTTATGACCGAGCGCGGACGCCGAGAAGCATCCGCTGGCGTTTATGGCTCAAAGAAGGGCAACGTTGTAACCACAAGGATGCAGGCAATTGACCCAGTTACATGGGGTCCATATGCTGGGCGGGGACTCTTCCGACGCCGTTCCACTGAAACGACTATTGGGGCTGGCGGTCGACGCGAGTCAGTCGTTAAGAAGGGCGACATGGGTAACGTCATTAGCGAGAAGCAACTGAACCGTGGTTCAGGCACCCGAAAGACGGGCGCAAAGAAGAAGGCCTACTAAGATGCGACCGAAGCCAATTAAGCCAAGGCCAAAGCTTCCATCGATGATGGAGTACAACGGGCCAAAGCGCACTGGCAAAAGTCCGCTGGATCAGGGACTAGATTTTATCTTCTCCCCATTCACGGCGCTGTCGGGCATCGTGAACCAGAACGCCCCCATTAAGAGCGGTGGCAAGTATCGTGTTCCTCAAGACATGATGAAGGGTACGCCTAAGCGCAAGAACCCAGTCAATGCCAGACCACTCAAGCCAATTAAGGGTAAGCCAACGGCACCACGCCCACGAGGTAAGTAATAGTTACAACGCCACCGATTCAGAGGGGGTCGAATGTCCAAGGCAATCGCACTATACGTCAATCGCTGCAAGGACATCCTCGGATTGGGGCATTGGACCATCACGGTAGGAGCTGGCGCTCCGCCTGACGATTCCTGGGCTGACGTAGAGGTCAGCACGAACCTGTATAACGCTACCATCCGCTTCTCTCCAGATCTCTGGAAGCAGAAGAAGGACGAGATCCGACGGGTGGTAGCGCACGAACTGATCCACCTGCACCAGGCAGGGGTGGAGCGTCTCGTTGAGGCGTTGGAAGAGTCGCTGGGATCAGCGGCCCATAGCATCCTCAGCCACGTATGGGATGTTGAAACGGAGCGAGCGGCTGACTCGCTTTCCGTCCCTTTGGCTCGGCTCTTGCCGATGCCGAGTTTAGGAGAAGACTAATGCCAATGGTCGGTGGGAAGAAGTTCCCGTATACAAAGGCTGGTAAGGCTGCGGCAAAGAAGGCCGAAACGGGTCTGTATGCAAACATCAACGCCAAGCGCAAGCGTATCGAAGCTGGATCTGGCGAGAAGATGCGCAAGGTCGGGAGCAAGGGCGCCCCTACCGCCAAGGCATTCAAGCAGTCTGCCAAGACCGCTAAGGGCAAGTAGTCCTTGTCCCGCTTTACCTCAACCAAGGTAATCAACACCCGCTGGCGAAACAATGATTTCGTCGGCGCGGCTGGATCTACCCACACCTTTCCAGATGCGTTCCATGAGGAGTTCCTTGTGGACTGGGCGTTGCAGATCTCTGATGGCTCGGTAGTCATTACCGAAACCCCGACAACTGGGGTCATCCAGATGTCTAGCCTTACGGTTGGGGACATTACCCTCACTGGTACAGCGACTGGCAACTTTGGCGCTGGCGGTGCAGCAATCATTGGCACATCGCCAATCAGCGTTGCGACTGCCGCTGGTACCTCGACCATTAGCCTCAATGCCAGCTACTCTACGACCACCCACCTTCACGATGGCACCTACCAGCCATTCGGTACCTATGTCACATCGGTATCTGGTACCGCTCCCATCACCGCCTCTGGCACCACGGCCATCACCGTCGGCATCAACCAGACTGCCATCACCGCAAACTCCGCAACCAATGCAGAGGTTCTTCGAACGTATGTAAAGAACAGCAGCGGTGCATCAATGACCAAGGGTCAGGCTGTTTACGTCAATGGAGCCGATGGCACAAACGTCACCATCCAGTTGGCAACTGCTACTTCCGAGGTCGGATCGTCAAAGACGCTTGGACTTCTTGCCCAAGACCTAGCCAACAATGCGTTCGGCTACGTTATTGAGAACGGCTTCCTTGGAACCATCGACACAAGCGCAGCAACCGCTGGGGCTTCGGTCTGGCTTGGCGATACCCCTGGTAGCCGAGTCTATAATGCACCGCCAGCCGAGCCATCTCACAGCGTTTTCCTTGGTATTGTTGCCCGATCTAACGCCAACAACGGCGAGATCTTAGTACAAGTCCAGAACGGCTACGAACTGGACGAACTACACAATGTCTCTGCGGCAAGTCCGTCTGATGGAGACATCATTCAATACAAGACCTCTAGCAGCCTCTGGACTAAATCGTCCATTGCCAGTGCTGGCATCGCGGCATCCGTTCATACCCACGCCTACCAGCCATCTGGTACTTATGTCACCGCCGTCAACGGAACTGCCCCAATTACCGCCTCAACCGACACCGCTGGCATCGTCACGGTTGGGTTGAGCGCAAGCTACGCATCTAGCGTCCACACCCACGCCACAAGCAGCATTACCAGCGGAAACTTCGTCGCTACTCTTGCCGCTGGTACTGGCGTCACCGTCACTGGCGCAGACGCTAACGCAGCAGCAAAGACTGTCTCCATTGGCCAAGCGGTTGCTACATCAAGCAACGTATCGTTTAATAATTTGGATATCAATGGAACTAATTCGCTGTGGGTGGCGCGAATCTCATACACAGCAACACAGTCGCTGACCAACAACACTGCAACTAAACTGACATTTGACACTGCCAGCGCCACGCCTACCACTGACTCCTACGACCCCAAGAGCTGGTTTGATAACGCAAACGATCGAATCACCATTGGGCAGGCTGGCTTCTATACGATTAGCGCCAATGTCGGCTTTGCCAGCAATTCAACAGGTCGTCGGCTCGTTCAGATCTATGTCAACGGAGCAGACCGTGGAGGTGTGCAAATCGCCGCACTTTCTGGAGCTACAACAATCCTAAGCGTTTCAACCAATGTGTACTTAGCAGCAACAGATTATGTGGAAGTATTCGCCGCGCAGACTTCAGGCGGAGCACTCAACACAGTCTTTGTGACAGGCGTGTATTCATCACTAAGCGTCGGAAGGATTGGTGCGTGATGGACGCTGAACTTCAGGCACTCAACAACGCGGCTGCTGCGGCTGCCGTCCACGGCTGGCAGGTCACGCTGCTAGACCAGATTGACGGCGTGTGGATTGCTGGCGCGTCAAACAACATTTTCGGAGAGCCACTCGTCACTGGTACTGGCGCAACTAGAACTGACGCGCTTGTCGCGCTGACTGACGAAGTAAAGTCAAGATAACCGTGACTGACCTCGCGCCAGTCCTTACGGGCTGCCACGTCTGCCGCAGCCCCTTGGTTGAGGCGATTAACAAGAAGATGCGCGACGGAATGTCCGATGTGCAGCTCTCAAAGTGGCTCGCAGACGCTGGACATTACATCTCCCGCATCACTCTTGGCAAGCACAAGCGTGATCACCTCACCGAAGACCACGAACATAAGCGCATCTCTGCCATCAACCACCTTCGAAAGCAGAAGAAGACCATCAAGGCGACAGGCGACCTAGCAATGTTGGTGCGGGACTACGTACACAGCGCGGTGCAGGACGGGGATCTGACCCCATCGCTGGCAGAGGGCCTTCGCGCACAGGAAATGATCGACCGACGTCAGGAAAAGGGCGCAGATCGAGAGGTTGCGCTGCAACTTGCAGGAATCTTGGGCGGCGGCGCTACCTACCAGATTATTGAAGCGACAGAAATCAAGCCATTAGGGGTCGGAGAATCGGAGTCATGATTGCGTTCCGCAGCCTTATTGGTACTTCTAGTCGCAGTAAGCCTTGTTCTTCCAAGAATTGCACGTGCAAACCAGCAGGAAATCTGGTGCGGGGGAACGAATCCGTACACGGGGGAATGGAAACTATGGGGTCCATTCTGGTGGGCGGACGATCCAGCCGACGAACTGTGGGTGAGGCTGTGTTTGCCAAATCGACCGTGGGATCCGATTCCGTGGGAACCGAACCCAACGCCGAGCGCGAGTGTGGAGCCTAGCCTTGAGCCGACACCAGAGCCTACACCCAGCCCGACGCCTGAGCCGACGCCAGAGCCAACACCAGAGCCGACTCCGACTCCGACTGAAGAACCGACGCCAAGTCCTACGCCAGAACCGACTCCTACTCCGACGCCTGAGCCAACGCCACAGCCAACTCCAGAGCCTACGCCAGAGCCTACCGCAACTCCAACTGTAGCTCCAAGTGAGCGACCATCACCAACTCCAACGCGAACTCCAGATCCTAGTCCAGAACAAAGTGGAACGCCGACTCCAAGCGCGAGTCCAAGCGAAGAAGTCACTCCGAGTCCTGAACCAGTTCCAAGCCCTAGCGTGGCTCCTGATGGGCCAGCGGACGCAGTAGCGGAAGCGGTAGGAGAGGCAGTCGCAGCAATCTCAGAAAGCATTGGGGAAGCGGTCACTGCGGTGACCACCCTAGGAAAAGATCTCTCGGTCGAGGAGAAGAAGCAGGCTCAACCAGTTGCGGTGGCAATCATCGTAGGCCAGGTAGCCCAAGCAGCAGCGGCTGCTGTCGCAGCCTCCAACACAGGGAGAAATAAGAAGTGATTACAAGAATTATTAACGATCTAGTCGGTGGGTCTTGGACGATCCTCGGACTTCTCTTCGCAGTCGTGGTGCTACCAGAAGGGGCAACACGAGACACAATGGCATCAATCTTCACAGGGTTGACACTAGTATGGTTCCTGACGGGACCACTACGCTGGAAGGATTAACGAATGCAGTATCGGGTCAAGTCGCAACTCTACGCTGACGCTGAGGCACAGCAGAAGGGCGCTAAGCAGGTGCTGGATGACTGCACCTGGTCATCGTGCGCCGCCGCAGTCTCGTGGGCTTCTGGCTACACGGTCGACTACACCGCTGCCCAAGGCGTTGCCGCGTTTGAGAAGGCGACTGGCCGCAAGGATAAGCAGGGCGTCAGCGACGCTGGCGGCTCACTAAAGGAAGCGGCTCAGACGGTTGCGGTACTCGGTGGACGTGCTCGCTATGCAAAGTCGTGGGCTGATGCCGTTGCCGCTGCCAAGGCTGGTGCCGCACTGATGGTGTGGGTGCAGCAGCCAGTCGGCTACCCAGCAGGCGTAGCGATTAGCAAGTGGCACGACGGCTGGCGACGCTACTGGACCAAGAAAGACGCCAAGAAGATTACTGATGGCTATGGTCATATGACTTCTGCTGGCTGGTGTGCAGACCACGGCTGGCAGTGGGCGTGTCCTACTCGTGACGAGAAGGTTGCCGCCGAGAAGTACGGCGTACCAGTTACCGAAGAACAGCTCAAGCAGATTGCCAACAGCAAGGTCAAGGCAAAGAAGGTGGCAGTCGACTACAAGTGCCTGCTCATCGTGACGCACCCAGGCAAGGTCGCTGCCCCCGCCCCAGTGGTCGCGCAGGTAGCCCCCACAATCAACGTAGAGGCACCTAGGAAGCCCGTAGAGGCTCCAAAAGTAGAATCTGGTACTAAGACACCATCCCAGTTGGATGTTGCGGTAAAAGCCCTGGAAAAGGTCGACTGGGCATCAATCGGAGCAAAGGGTCTGGCTCTGGCAGGAAGCGCGGCTGAGGCCGCCAAGAAGGAGAAGACCACCGTGGGTAAGATTAGCGCATGGTTTAAGTACATTGCAGACAACAGCAAGATTGACGAGATGATTCTTGACGCGGTTCGGACATTCCTGACCGTCAGCATCTCGGTTGCCCTTGGATTGGGCATTCCGCTCCTAGACATCAACGGGGGAGACTTCCGTCTGGTGCTCTCCGCTGGACTCGCTTCGGCGCTCCAGGTTATCGTGAAGGCGCTTGATCCAAGCTCCACAGACTACGGCGTTCAGAAGAAGAAGTAATGCCCGACAAGTGGGTCTATGTCGGTGGAACATTTGATCTGTTCCACTCTGGACACATCAACTTCCTCAGCAAGTGCGCGGAGTACGGCAAGGTAATCGTTGCCCTCAACACAGACCAGTTTGCTGCTCGGTATAAGCGGCGACCAATCCTCTCTCTGGCAGAACGCTACGATGCGCTGGATGCGTGTCGATTCGTGGACAAGGTTGTCGTCAACATTGGCAACGAAGACAGTTGGGTCACCATTGACGCAATGCCGCGTGATTGCACAATCAAGTACATTGCCCACGGCGATGATTGGACTGGCAATAGCCTTCTGACCCAACTCAACATCAGCCAGCATTGGCTAGACACCAAAGATATCGAGATGTTGTACATTCCATATACCGCTGGCATCTCCACCAGCGACATTATAGGGAGAATCAATGGCGAGCATCACCGTCGTGGTAACTGCTCATGCGGACTCGGAGAACCTTGTTCGTATCCTGGAGCTACTGGGGAAGCAAACCCAAAAGCCTAATGAAATCATTGCTCTCTGCTCTAAGATTAACCTTGAGGGCGTTTGGCAGCGGTTTCCGTGGGTCAGGTTCTACGAAGAACCCAACCTCAACGATTGGGGTCACGACAAGAGGGCCAAGGGGCTTGACCTGGCGACATCTGAATACACCGCGTGGTTCAATCACGACGACTCCTACGACCAGACCTTCATCCAAGAAATGATGGAATCTGCATCAGGTGGCGCAGATGTGATATACTGCGGCTGGAGCAAGAACCACACCCCGTCCTTTGCTCTTGGTCAATCCACTTCTGGCAACTACATTGCCAAGACCAGCTACGCTCGCAAGGCTGGCTACACCGACCGCCACTACGAAGCGGACGGCACCTTCATCAATCGACTGGCCGCACTTAGCGGCAAGATTGAGTTCCTACCCAAAGTCCTATATTCCCACAATGAGGTGAAGTAATGCCAAAGAGTGCTGCATGGCAACGCAAGGAAGGCAAGAATCCGCAGGGCGGATTGAATGCCAAGGGTCGTGCGTCCTACAAGGCGCAGACTGGCGGAACTCTGAAGGCTCCAGTCAAGAGCGGAGATAATCCGCGACGAGCCTCTTTCCTCGCCCGTATGGGCGGTATGCCTGGTCCTGAGCGCGACGAGAAAGGTCGACCGACGCGCTTGCTCCTTAGCCTTCAGGCTTGGGGCGCCAGCAGCAAGACGGATGCCCGTGCAAAGGCAGCCGCGATCAGCAAGCGCAACAAGGCTTGAAGCAACTAGCCAATGAAGTTGCGGTCGATCTGGCTCGTGGTCGCTCTGACATCGAGTTCTTTGCTCGCAGGTGGCTTGGCATCCAGGGGAATCCTGGACAGGTTGCATGGTGGAAGTCCTGCTCCGAGCGCGATGAGTCTGGGTACCGACCGAAATACATCACAACAGTTGTATCCGCTGGGAACCGTGCGGGTAAAACGATGGCAATGGCGGTGGTCTGTTTCCACCACGCCTTGTACAAACTGGGACTTCCAAACCCGAAATATGGTGATCCCAAGTCCCACCTTGCATGGCTAGACTCTCCCTATGACTGGTTCCACATTGGCATCCAGCAGGAGACCGCAGAGCTAGTCTTCCGAGAGATTGAGACCATCCTCACTGGCCAACACCCCGCCCAAAAAGGTCGTGGTTGCCCAATGGTCACAGAACTTGGTAAGATTGTAGAGACCACCAAGAAGTATCGCGGTGAGTATCCGTGGATCAAGTTCAACCCCATCGTTGGTGGGGCAAGCATCCACTTCCGCACCACGCAGGATCGAGCGAAGGCTCTCCTTGGTAAGGATATGAACGGCATCTCCTTTGACGAAGCGGCGTTTGAGCCGCACTTGCTGATGATCTACCAAGAGGTGCTGAACCTACGGAGACTCTCCACTGGCGGACCACTCCACTTCATTGGCACGCCGACCGAGGGGTTCAACGAATACGCAGATCTGTGGGAGAAGGGTAACCCCGACAACCCAGCCCGCGACGACAAGTTCATCTCGTTCCGATTGTCCACTCGGGATAACATCGGCTACGGATTGACCCAAGAGAACTTTGATGATGTTGTTCGCCAACAGGCTGAGTACCTCATCCCACAGAACATTGACGGATTCTTCATTGAGGCACGAGACGCATTCTTCTGGTCTCAGTCCATTCAGGCAGTATTCAAATCAGGAGTCGCAGAGTTAGGCCCGACACGTCACCATAAGTATGTCCAGGGTGTAGACCCAGGGATTTCACATGACGCAACGTGG